ATAAGATGGTAAGCAGCCCTTAAGCCGCCTGCCCTCATTCTTCTTACGCTAAGCGTGTGGCATAGTCAAGACTTATCCAGCCTGCGCCGCTTTTCAGCCTGCCCCAGCCTGCCATACTTCCTTTGCCCGCTTTCACTTCCACAATGGTAAATACACCCTTGCCCGTATGCTCTCCCGTCTTTGCGTAGTTCGTCCCTGCGCCCGTCCTTATATTAAGGTCTAATATATCCACTTTAACCTTGAACGGCACGCCTGCTGCCGCCTGCGGCTTTTCCTGCGGTACTGCTGCCTGCTGCCCGCCTGCATATTTCTTGTAATATGCCTCGCCGTACCCTGCACGCTTTTTCTGTACCGCCTCGCTCTGGTCTGCTGGCTTTTCAAATCCCAGCAGCACGGCATCAGAGGCAGCCCGCACGCTCTTTGCGCCCTTTAATGTGCTGATAACGGATTTATAGCCTTGCAGCTCGTCCCACAAAAAGGCAAGCTGCATATCCAGACTGCCGATAGATGCACCCGCCTTTTTCGCATAGTTAAGTAATGCCTGCTTTCTTGTGTGGTACGTCCACTGTGCCAGCCCGTAGCCCGCCTTGTCCTTTACAAAATTGCCGTAGCTGCCATTATCCACGGCAGCCGTATACTGTGCATCTGTCATATTAAGGCTCTTGTTATAGCTGTTTTGCAGATTGCAGGAATTAAGCCCGCTTTCCGCATACAGATTACCCATTAAGCCTGCCACGGCGTATGCGTTTAAGCCTTTGCCCGCCAGATAGTCCCAGACTGCCTTTTCCGTGTTCCCGTTCTGCACCATGCCGCCTGCCGTCACTGCTGCGCCGCTGATTTTCTTTTTAAACTCGTCCCATGTATGCGCCGTGGTATTGTATACATACGGGTTAGGGCAAATCTTCCCCGTAACGTCGTAATGCCTTATTACGTGCGACGCAGGCACATTGTACTTATCCATTAAGTACCGTGTAAGCTCTGCCGCAGCCTCTACCGTTGCGTCCTCAAAATACCAGTCCTTATCTGTCGCCCCCATGCTGGCTGTGCTTTTCTTCCTTACGCAAAGCTCAATACCGATACTGTTTATATTCCTGCACTCTGCGTGCTTATAGCTCTTAGCGCCGCAGTGCCACGCTATATTTTTATCCTCTACGCTCTGCCATATTGCCCCGTCATATCCTACAAAGTAGTGCGCAGATGCGTTACGGTTGCCGCCTGCAAAATAATTGCAGTTCGCCTTTGCGTCCCCCAGTGCGCCCGTGTAATGAATGACAATATACTTAATTCTGGAAACGCTGCCCGCATTGTGATTGTACCCGCTTATCAGCTTGTTAATTTTCCTCATGGTCTTTACCGTCCTTTCTGCATGAAACAAGCGCCTGCGGTTTCCCGTAAGCGCCTGCTGCATACTGTCTATGTTTTATTTGTTTTATTATTTTTCCTGCTGTCTGTATCTCTCTACGCTGCCCGTGGTGCTGTTTCCGTCCAGCTCGTCCGTGTCTGGCAGCTCGTCCGTGTACTTCCCCAGAAACGCCCGCACCGTCGCCCAGACTTTCTTAACGGGCAGCCCACAAAGCGCCATGTTCTTAAAAATGCTCACTACCTCGTAGGCAATATAGAGAAGTGCGAAAAATTCAGCCACGCCCACGCTCGTAAGCCCCAGCTGGTTACGTGCCGCCTCTGGGATAAAGCCGATAAGATTAACCTTTATCAGCATATCAACCGCCAGCATGAATACAAGGGAAATCAGCATACCCACTTTGCGGATAGCCCCGTCAATCCCTGCGCAGCTGTTAAACTTCTTTTCACGCACTGCCCGCAGCACTCCGAAAATTGTATCAAATACAATCGCAAGTACCACCAGCTCAATTACCTTGTTGTTTGCCGCCATGTTGATAAATTCCATAATCTTCATTTCCATAAATCCTGCCTTTCTGCTTTTGCAAATTTAATGCCCGCTCTTTCAGTCCTGCGCCGTCGTACCCTGCTACGCTCTCCCAGTGTTCCAGTGTGGCTGTCAAATCCACAATAAGCCTGCTTTGCTGTTCAATGATGTTCTGCTGCTCTTGCAGCACTTGTAGCAAATTGTTACCCATGTACTCACTCCTGCGCCTGCTGGTCTATGCCGCCTTTTGTATGGCTGCATCTGCCAGCGATTTTATTTTCTTCCGTAGGTTGTAGCTGTCGGCGTGTCCTGCGTGTCCCGTCCAGCTCTGTATACTCTTTTGTAGCTGCTCTTTCGTGATTTTTCCGCTTTCGCACTTCTTGATTGTCCGTTTGACACGCTTAATGCTGTCTGGTCTTACTTTTCTGTGCGTTGCCCTGTGCTTGTAGCCTACAAAGTCTACCCCGTTCTTTGCCGCCAGTATCGTAGTCTTAGGGTTAAGCGCAAGCCGCAGCTCGTCCCGTAAAAATGCCTCAATGTCTGCCAGCCAGTGCCGCAGTTCGTCTTTATCTGGGCTTAATATGATAAAGTCGTCCATGTACCGTATGTACTGCTTTGCGCCCAGCATATGCTTGATGTACTTATCCAGCTTATCCAGATAAATATTAGCGAATAGCTGGCTTGTAAGGTTTCCTACGGGTATCCCTACGCCCTCTGGCATATTGCCGTTATGGTCTATGATTTTATCCAGCAGCGCCAGTACCCCAGCGTCCTTAATAACCTTGCGTATTTCAGCCTTAAGTATGCCGTGGTCTATACTCTGGAAATAGTGGTGTATGTCTGCCTTGATAGCGTAAAGCGGCTCGTCTGGGTGGAATTTCTGCCACTCATACAGCCATTCTTGCAGCGTATCAGATGCAGCGTGCATACCCTTACCTTTTCGGCAGGCGTAGGACTGGGATATAAACCGCTTATCAAATATAGGCTCTAACACGTTGTTTATGGCGTGCTGTACCACTCTGTCATAGAATGGCAGCGCCATTATCTGCCGCTCTTTCGGCTCGAATACCTTAAAATAATGGTACTCGCTTGGCTCATAGGAAAGGTTTAGAATGTCGTCCCGCACCTCTTCTAAATTGCCCTCTTTGTCTTTGGTAAATATCAAAACGTCTTTGCGGTATCGCTTGCACTTTCTGGCTTTGTTGTAGGCTTTCTGCACGTTTGCATAATCAGCCATAGCCTCTACAAGCGTTACCCGCTCGCCGCTCTGGTTCGTGGTATATCCTACTCGTTTCAAAATTAAAGCTCCTGCCTTTCGCCGCAGCTACTAACCAGCAGCCCTGCTTTTTCTCTTTGCCTTACGGCGGGACAGCCGCTCTGACTCTAGGTTATTAAGCATCTGCTTAAAATCCTCTTGCTAGTGTTCCGTAGATACGCTAAGCCTATAATGCTCTCACTAAGTCACACGCCCCACGCCCGCCAATGTTGCCGTTCACGTTCCACGGGTAATTGTTGCAATTCACGGCACGTGCGCCCGCATTAGCGCCATTGTTCCAGTTGCCGCCCGCTATCAGCGCCGCCAAAGGGCTGTAGTAAGCAGCTGCCCCATGTTTTCATTACTTCTTTGCTTTTACCTCTTCTATGAGTTCCCCCAGCATAACTCCTATCTCTTTCAGCTTTCGGCTGCTCGTGCCGTAGTGCTGGGCGTTCATTGCGCTATACTTCAAATCGTTTGCCAGCCGCAGCAGCTCCTTACTCTGCTGTAGCGCCGTATCCGCTGCGTATAAATGGCTTTTCGTCGCCGTCTTGTCCCACTTGATTACCTCTTGCAGCATTTCCAGTATTGCGTTTCTGGTCGCTGTTTGCAGGCTGAATTTTTCAAATTTTGGGTACTTGCTTAGCAGCGGGTATATGTATAGCAGGAAATCATATATTTTCTGGTGTAATTGGTCTGTTTTTCCCTGCGTCGTCATTTCACACCCCCGTAGTAGTCGGCTGGGCTTTCGCCCGCCGTCTACATGGAGTCACACGCCCCACGCCCGCCAACGTTGCCGTACACGTTCCACGGGCAATTGCCGCAATGCACGGCACGCGCGCCCGCATTAGCGCCACTGCTCCAGCTGCCGCCCGCTAGCAGCGCCGCCAAAGAATATGCGTAATACTGGTAGATATTGCCAACGTCGTAATTTTTCTCGCCCGTCTTAAGCGGCGTTTTCTTATCCCAGCCCCACGCCGCCGTAGGGTGATAGTCTGCATTTGTGGCGTGTTCTGCCCTTGTGATAAGGTCGTTAAGCCATTCCCAAACACGCCCCACGGCATCTACGCAGCCTACGGCAGAAACAGCATTAACCACGCTGCCCGTAACGCCCCTGCCCGTATTCGTGGTCGCCGTCCATGCGTTTGTATTTGCGTTATCCAATCCCTGCGGGCTGCCAAAAGCGTAGGCGCAAAACTCGCTGTAATCTGGCAGGCGCTTACCGCTCTTTGCCAGACGTTCTACAAAATTGTACCAGTTCAGCCCCTCTGTACCCGTGGCGGGTGCGCAGTTGTAAGAGGACTTTAAGCCCTTTGCGCCGTCGTCGCTGTTAAGGTAAATGTCTACCCATGTGCCGCCGCCCAGATATACCATACCCTCTGGGCTGCATTTCGGGCGGTGTCCCAGCGTCCATACAGAACGTGGCACAATGCCGCTGCTTACTGCGCTTTCCCAGCCAGTGCCAAAGATAACGCCGCTGCTGTTCACGGGCTGCAAATTGCCGTCTACCTTACGGCAGCGCCCGTAATGAAAGCCGCCTATTTTTCGGCTGTTGCTTGCGTTCCAGCCATTAGGGTACGTGGAATTAAGGGAAATGATATACCGCTCGTCTGCCGCATCAATCCTGCTGTCGCAGATATATACGTAGTAATCATTACCCACGGCAAAAGCGCTGCCTACGTCCAGATTAGCAGCCGTAAGCACTGTGTTTCCCGTCTTAAATATGCCAGCGCCGCCCACTGCGATAACGCAGCCCTCTACTACCGTCAGCTCGTTTGCACCACTGGCGTACATATACTCGTTGCTGGGCGCTACAATATCGCTAATCATAGCCATTTTGTTTACGTTCAAAAGCGCCCTTGCGTCGGTCTTTGTCACGTCGTCAACCATTAACCTACTCATACTGTTTTAACACTCCTTTCAATGCTGTAATGTCGTCAGTTGTCATGCCTGCCACGGTTTCTGCCGTTTCCAGCGCAATCACGGTGCAGTCTGCCGCCACTGCCTTAGACAGTGTAAGCGCCGTGCGGTCATTCGCCGCCTCTCCTGCTACCTGCGCCTCGCCGCTCTGTACGTGCGTTACTGCCTGCACCGTGCCAGATACGCCGCCCGCCGTAAACTTCATGCCTGCTGCTGCCTCGTCGCAGTAGATAAGCGTTACGGCTTTCTTTTCTGGCTGCGCCTCCACTACTGCGCACTGTATATGGCGCTGCGCCTCTGCGCTCTCAATCTTTGCCAGCAAATCAGCCGCCGCCAGCTCCCCAGCCGCCACCATAGCAAGGCAGTTGTAATAGTCCTCTTTGGTCTTTAATGTCTTTGGAAATCCTTTCATGGTCTGCCACCTTTCCTAAAATGTATTTGCAAGATAGGAATTGCCCGCATAAGCAAGCCCTAATACTGCCGTGTCTACCTCTCTTTCGTAATGCTGGCTCATGTAGGCTGCGCCCATGTAGCAAAGCCCTAATACTGCGTCGTGCTTATAATCAATGCCCCAGCCGCTTTCTATCCTTTTTACCCGCTCTTCCAGCCCCTTAAGTGCCTCTTTCGTTTCTGCCGTTCCTGCCGCTGCCGCCTGCGTAAGCTCCTGCACTGCTGCCGTAAGCCCGTCTATTTCAAGCTGTAGCTGCCCTGCCGCATCTTCCCCCAGCTGCCCCTTGATAGCCTCAAACCATGCGTTAAAATCGTTCTGCGCCTCTGTCTGGAAAAGCTGCATATTTGCCATAAAAGCAGTATAGGCTTTCAAAAGCTCTTCGTCCCAGTTGTTCAATGTGTTCTCAAACGTTGTGTAGCGCTCGTTAAACTGGCTTTCGTACTGCGTAAAAAGGCTTTCTGTCTGGGTTACGTAGCTTTCATATATACCCGCCAGCTCTGTAAGGTACTTTTCCATGTTCTGCTTGTATACGCTAAACTCGTCCAGCACGGCTGCGCTGTAGGTATTGAAAAAGTCCGTAAACTGCTTTGTAAGTACACTTGCGTCTATTTCCTTTACCGTCCCTACTACAATGCCGCAGACGGCACTATTAAAGCGCTGGTCTGTGATGTTCTGCGTCAGTATCTTTGTTACGCCCTTGCCTACATAAATGTCCGCAAGCGCCAGCTCCCATACTTCCGTATTACGTGTTAAGGCTGCTGCCACTGGCTTTGCAGACGGCACGCCCTTAAGCACGTCTATGTAAATGTCCCGCAGCACTAAGTCCCAGCGCACTACCACTCTGTCTACCCTATTCTGCGCCCCCTCTGCCCTATCCAGCATTACTCCCTTGCTTGTTGGGTTTCTAAAGGCGTACCCGTTTATAAAGGCGTATCCCATATTTACCCTTATTTCCATGCCGCTATGTGCCACTACTTGCAGCCCGTCGCTCGGCTTTGGGAATACGCCGCTTGCTAAGAACGTGGCAAAATACCACGCCCAGTCCTCGGCTTTAAATACCCTGTCAAATTCTCCATCTACCTTTATGGCGTTAAATGGTAAGCTGTCTGCCATTCCCTCTACCTCACTTTCCTTATCTGGTCTACCAGCGTAGGCAGGCTGTCCCCAAAAGTCGCCTCTATGGTTTCCTCGCCTTTCTGGTACGTTTCTGTCACTTCCGTTATGCGTGCGTCTATCTGTATCCCCCACTTTTCCTCTTTGCAAGTGATACGGTCGCCTAAATCAAAATCGCTCTTGAATTTCAAGTTAGAATTTGTGTTTATGGTACTCACAAAGTTTATCGTTTTCCCGTAGCTTTCCAGTTCTGCGCCGCCCCTTGTCTTAAGCATAGCCAGATAGGTATTAAGCGGTATTGTTACCTCTGTTTCCCCGCTCTGGTACTTCCTTGCTATGTCCGTGGCATCACAAAAAACCTCTTCCAGCTCTAAGCCCGCTGCGCCCTCTCCGTCCACGGTAACTACGGGCTGGCTGCCGTTGTCGTCTGCCGCCCCCTGCACATAGATAAAGTTCCCGCAGTTCTCTATACTGGCTGTGTACTCCTGCTCGTTCACGTTGTCAAAGTCACGGGAAAATATGCAGGGAGTGTTACCGTCGTTGTTTGCCGCCGTAAGGTCTTTGCCCTTATACAGATAAAAGCCGTATTTCTTCTCTCTTTCGTTTACCAGAATGTCATAGCCCAGCTTGCCAGCCTGCGCCCTCGCCTTTACTTCCTGCCCCAGCTTTGCGTATACCTCGTTTGCGTACTCAACGCTGCTGCCTGCTATGGTATCCTGCGGCAGCGTGACAAACTGCGGGAAACGCCGCTTTGCGCCCGCCCCGCTGCCGCAGTTCTTTGTTACCATTGTGTTTATAAGGCTCTGGTTCGTGGCTGTCGCCACAATCTGCGGGCAGATGCAGCGCTTGTTAAGCCAGCGGCTCAACATATAGCCCTGCGCCTCTAGCTGCTCTAGCCCGTTCTCGTCTTTGGTTATATGTACGTAGGTAATCTGCGCAGCCCTGCGCCATATCCCGCCGTCTGCGGTCTGTACTTCCTTTTTGCCGTCGTGCTTGGTAAGTATGTTGCCCTCTACCAGCAAACGGCTGTTATTGTCCGTAATCGGCGCAAGCAGGCTGAATGTACCCACGTCAAAGTATTTCGTGTGCCATAGCAGGCTTGCCATTTCGTCTATCGTCCCCAGCGGCTCTACCGTCTTGTCAAATACCCTAATCTCCATGCCGTCACACTCCTAAAAATTCCTTATTGTAGAAAATCGCCACTTCCAGCGAATTTACGCCGCCTGCTGCATCATACCTAAAATTATTGTCGCCTATGGCAAGCTGCATGAATGTACTGTCTACGTCGATATAGCGGAAATAATCCGTTTCTTTCCCGTCCCGTATCAGTTTAGCGCCCTTGCTGCCGTATTTCGTGTTAATCTCTATTACGTCGCCCGTCTGCATCACTGCGTTTACCTGTATAAATTCCTCGGTATCCACGTTTAGCAGAATGGGATTGCTTACCGTCCCCAGCGCCGTAAAGCGTATGCGCATACCCGTTGACACGTCGCCCTCGTTGTAGCAGTCCACTATCACGCTCTCGGCTCTGTAGCCAAATATCATGCTTTTACTGTCGTCCTTGTCAATCACGCAGGGGAAATGCCACGCAGCCACCCAGCTTGCTATATCCTCTTTTGTTTCGTCCTCTTCACGCCAGAACGGGTTAAGGCACTCCAGCTGGAAAGAAAACTCATACAGCACGCTTTTTCTCTCTATCTTCGGCTCTCCAAACGTCCTGCAATTTATCACACGCTTAAAGCCGCCGTATTCATAGGTCAGAGTGCCGCCCAGCTCTGGGTTAAGTATCTTAAGCATCTGGCGGCGCAGCTGTAATGCCTGCGCCTTGTCCCGTGTGTTAATATGCCCTAAAATATCCATATCCCGT